TACAGCATGCCACACCAAGCAAGAACAGGCGCGGCTCCAGCAGCACCGAGTTACGGCAGCAAGCCTGACTTGGTCGGCGACACTCTAGGCGCAGACCTAAAGGCGAAGGCCGACAACGTCGGTAATTACATCAAGAACACTCCTCAATAAGCAGTCGGAGAACATCCAATGGGTCTAGCGGGTCAAGCGAAGAAGGATTGGGAATTTGTAAGCTATCGGGCGAAGAAACAGACTCCGATTTGGTCGAAGCTCGTTAAGGGCGAGACCGAAGGTCTGGATCTCGATGGCCTAGATCCCGAGATTCTAGCTTGCTGCACCCTTGGAAAGAACTTCCGCAGCGAAGGTCTGTCGATGGAGAAGCTTTGGCTTCTGTACATCGGCGTTCAGGAACTGACCGAAGAGGAAGAAGCACGCGGAAAGAAGAAGGCAGGCAGCAAGGGCACCGAAGAAACGAAGATCGAGCCGATCAAGGCTCGTCGCGTAGTCGGTTCTCCAGTCCTGGACGACAAGTCAATCGCGACAGGCGAGTTCACCTACTCAGTCAAGTTCCACGACGACGGGTATCTCGACTTCCCAAGCTGGTTGTTCGCTCGCGACCAGGCTCGCAAGGATCTTCTATGGCTAAACCGCGAAGTCCTAGGCAACACCTTGGTGATCCAACGCGTTCACCAGGTCGTTTGCGATCAGTTCGTACAGAAGAACTTCGATTCAGTGTACCGCGATGGCTACACTATCGAGGAACTGACCCAGGCGATCAAGCGTCAGAACCGTGTCCCGACCAGATGGGACGAAGAAACCAAGAACTATGTGTTCAGGTCGCAGGCCGATCTGGACGATCCAGATAACTTCCAGACTTTGAGCCTGACCCAAGACCCTCGCGACTTTTTCAAGTCAACGATTGGTCGTGCGGACGCGATTCAGTGGATGCTGGCATGCCCAGACATCTCAATGATTATTCTTTGCGCGGACAACAACCTCGCAGAGACCTTCGTGTCTGAAATCAAGAAGAAATTCTTTCTAGCGAAGGGCGGCACGCCGTCCGCGCTCCATCTTTTGTTCCCAGAGTACGTTCTACGCGGAGTCAAGGGCACGTCGGCTGAGCCGATCAACTGCCCCGCACGTAGAATGGACCGCCCGTACCCAACTTTGTGGGCGGACTCTATCGAATCGACGCTGTCTGGTTTGCACTGTGACGTTCTAAAGTTCGACGACGTTGTGTCTAACACAAACTGTCAGTCAGAGCAGACCCGAGTCAAGCTTCGAAACCATATCGACACCACGATGTCAGTCTGTGACACCTGGGGTAAGGTCGATATGATTGGAACCCGATACTTTCCAGACGACTATTACGGCATCGCTATCTCGCTCGCCCAGGAAGACCCTGATGCGCACGGGATGAAGATGTTTGTTCGCGCAGCTTGGTATGTCAAGCCAGAGTTCGCTCATTTGGCCAAGCACATCAAGAAGCTCGAAGAGCACATGGTCACTCTGACCTTCCCAGAGCACGCAAGCTGGAAGTTTCTCAGAAACAAACTCAAGAACGAGTATGTGTTCCGCTGCCAGTACCTGAACGAACCTGTCTGGGGCGAAGAGAACGTCGATCTACCGCTCGACCTACTCCGTTCTAAGGTCATTAGTCCGCTCGAAGCGCAAGCTAAGCGCGGATTCACCTACATTACAGGCGACATGGCCAGAGAAGCCAAAAAGAATTCGGACTTCTCATGCTTCGTCGCGCAACGAGTGTTCCAGAAGGACGACGGCACCATCTGTGTCGCTGTCTTGGACGTAATCTGGGACAAATGGACACAAAGCGAGATCGCATCGAACCTGGCACGCTTCGTAGAGAAGTGGATGCCGTTGCAGATCCGCATCGAAGACATGCCTGGGCTTGAGAGTTTCAAGTCTCTGGCTATCCCGATGGCATTCCGAGCAATCGGCCTGCCTTGGCACAACATTTACTGGGCACCTATCGAGCAAGGCGAGGGCGCGAAGCGCAACCGCATCAAAGGCTTGGAGATTTTGCTCAAGGGCGACCGTCTGTTCTTCTCGAACGGCGCATGGAACGAAGAGACATTCTCTCAACTCAGCCAGTACAAGGGACAAGCAAGCACTCGTACCAGGAAGGACGATATTCCTGACGCGATGAGCTTCATCTCGAAGTACTTGCCGAGCACAGTTCCGATGTCACCCGAGCAGCAAGAACAAGAAGCGGCTCGAAAGGAACAAGAGATCGCTACAAAGCTGTTGTGGGATCAACACCGATTCATATTCGGCGGCGATAGCCAGCGGGTGTACGTTCCACCGACAGTGGACTACGAACCGCCAGCCCCGACCGATCCGATCAGCCAGTTGAAAAAGAGACTGTTCGGAAACAACGGACTACGATAAATGGAACCGCTAAACAAGCATGCCGCCGAGGTCCTAGAGTCGCGCAGTGTGGACCCAGTCGGCGAAATCACATCGAAAAACATGCACGAGGACCCAGAAACGGGTGTCGTCATGTACGACGACGAAGCTGCACTGAAGCTCGTCATCAACGATGCGAAGAGAGCGGACCAGTTCATCAACATCAACGAAGTATCGGCTCAGTGGATCGACGCGAACATCATCTACCAGTCGCCTCAGGATGCAACAGCGTTCGAAGGCGCGGCAGTGGCTCAGGCCAATGTTCCGAAGTTCACGCTATCGAACCACATGAGTTCGATCACTCCGAAAATCCTTGAGGGTCTGTTCTACGAAGACCCTCCTTTCCTACTTCGCCCACGCCCAGGTACATCTCAGGATGTAACCCGCGCCAAGACCGCGTTGTTTTCAGCGCAGTTGTGGGACATGAAGTTCGAGGAAGAGATCGAATACGGTCTCGACCAGATGGCACTCTTGGGCACCACGGTATTCAAGTGGGGCTATCTAGAGAAGCCAGAGAAGATCAAGAGATTCCGTCGCAAGCAAGACCAGACCACGCTACAAGACGGCTCTAAGGTTGATACCGCAGAGTCCGACCAGTTTGAGTCATACGTTGACTCGGTTCTGGTGTCACGTCCGTGGATCAAGTTCTGCGACGTTCGCACAGTCCTAGTGGATCCAGGAACCCGCATTCCCGACATCCGTCGAGCGAAGTGGGTGATCTACCGCGACTACGCGACCTACGAAGATCTGTGTGCGCTTCGCAACATCCCTGGCTATGACATCCCAGAAGAAGACGTGCTGAAGGCATTCTTCTTGTCAGGTCCGTCATCAGGCCCAGACAACATCACGCTCGCGATTCCAGAAGGAATGCGCGGGTACTTGCAGCAGGCACTTCCGAGAAACCTCAAGACATCGGCTGATGAACTTCAGAACCCGATGGAGATCCTAGAACGATGGGATCGCGACAAAGTTATCGTCGTCTTGACTTTCAACGGCAAGAACATCCTGATCCGCAACGACCAGAACCCATACGGCAAGCTTCCGTTCTACAGCGCAAACTGGAGAAATATCCCGAACAGCTTTTACGGTCAGGGACTCGGACAGCTTATCGGTTCAGAACAGGTTGTAGAACAATCTGTCACGAACCTAGCACTCGATCTACTAGCCTACGGCCTACAGCCTACGGCAGTCCGCAAGAAGGGATTCAACGTCCCGACTCAGCAGACCAGATGGAAGCAGGGCGGCATCATCGACGTTGATGATGACGTTGACAAGGCTTTCAAGTGGATGACCATGCCAGCAGTTCCTAGCGAGGCGTGGCAGTTTATCCAGCAGGCCCAGGCGTCAGCCCAGGCCACTTCAGGCGCGAACGAACAAGTCATGCAAGGTGCCGCTTCGGCTGGCATCCGCTCGACTGGTATGCGTACCGCAACTGGATCGAACGCGGTCATCGAGGCAAACGCATCACGTCTCGACGGCCCGACAAATCGTCTAGTACGCCAGGTGTTCCAACCGTGGCTGTACCAGATGGATGAACTGAACAACGAGTTGCTACCGACATCCGTTCTTCGCCGAGTTCTCGGCGACGAGATGGGGCAGATCTACAAGGGCGACCATATCGAGTTCCGCTCAGCGCGGTACGAGTATGAAGTTCTTGCTGGATCGCACCTAGGTGCCAAGAAGTCTATGGCCCAGGCGCTACCGATCATCATTCAGTTGTTGAACAACCCGACCTTCGTCAAGAACGCGAACGACGCAGGCTATCAGTTCGACGCAGTTGCTATCTTCAAGGCATTCACAGACGCAGCAGGCTGGAAGTTCAGTCAAGACTTCTTGCGTCCGATGACTCCTCAAGAACAGCAAGAGCACAAGGCTAACTCGCCAGCCGCATTGCAGCAGCAACAGTTGCAGGCACAGCAGCAGATGGCCACTCAGAAGTTCGAACACGAAAAAGAAATCGAAGATCAGAAGGAACTTGGTAAGGCCGGAGCAGAAGTTCTCCGCTCAGCAACCGAGCACAGCTTGAACAGCGAAATCAGTGGAGAGCCAGGCAATCAAGGCTTCGGCTCTTCGACCGCGCTATAAAGGATAACCAATGCCGCCGAGAAAACCGTTGTTGATGGACAAACTGTCCGAAGCAGAGCAAATGGCTCTCGCTGCCATGACCAAACACCCTGGATATCCAGCGTTGGAAAAGATGTTCATGGACGCGTGCGACACCCTCAACAAGGAACTCATAAAGCTTGACCCCGCGATGGAGGGCTATACCCAGAAGGTTATGGCCCTTCAGTCACAGGCCCGTGAACGTAATCAATTTTGTCTTCTCGTTCTGGAGTCGATTCAGTGGCATCTTATGGCCTCTGGTCTAACCGACGAGAAAGAAGCAGTGTAATCAATCTCATCAAGGACACCAATATGGAAATCACGAAAGAACTGATCCGATCATGGACAGGCGCAGAAATGCGTAAGCAACTAGCAGGCCCGAACCGCGATGCTATCATCAAGGTCATCCAGGGCTTGAACTTCTCCGAGGTCGAACAGATCCAGGACAAGGTCGCCACTGATCCTGCAACCGAAACGGTTGTGAGCGACGAGCAGGCCGAGAAGGATGCGCTCGCGAAGCAGGAAGCCGACCGAGTAGCAGCCGCTCAAGAAGAGCAGCGCAAGCAGGCCGAAGCAGCAGAGGCAGCGAAGCCGAAGAAATTCGTCATCGACTACCAGGTGAAGGACGACGAAGGCAACCCTATCGGTCGCCCGACCCACCTAGAAGCTGCATCGCAAGAAGAGCTTCAGGGCAAGATCATCGAAGCACACGTTCAAGCAACGCGTGCATTCCATCGCCTGAAGAAACAAAAAGTTTCGTTTAAGAATCAACCAGCACAGGACCCCGCTGTCGTCGCTCCGAAGATGACCGACGCCGAGATCCTAGCCGCAGCCTCGGATCTAAAGTCCCAGGACTCGGCGGTGGCGATTGCCGCTGAACGCAAGCTACTTCAGGAAGAGCGCCGCAAGGCCGCTGAAGAGCGCGAAGCGAACCGCCAGGCACAGGTCAGTTATCAGTTCCTGAGCCGCCACAGACACGATTTTAACAACTGCCAGGCTAACGTAAATCAGATGGCAGAGTACCTTCAAGAGAACGATCTTGAATGGACGTTAGACAATCTTGAAATAGCCCTTCACGCATTGGAATCTAAACTGGCCCCTGTCGAAGAGCCAGTTGCGCCTGCCGCGTCGGTCAATCCCGCGCCAGCAGTCACGCCTCCATCGGCACCAGTAGTGGTAGCCCCTGTTGTGCAGGCTCCAACTACTCTGGTCGAACCTACGCCATCGGTCAATCCGACACCAGCGCAGCCTAGACCAGGAGTCAACAGTGGAATCGTTCCAGGTGAGACCTCAGCGCCTCGCCCTGCGGCAACGCAGCAAAAGACCGATAACACTGGCGGACTCTCGCTCGCAGACATCCGTTCATGGGACGCAGCAACTATGCGTACGAAGATGCGCAATCCGCAACTTCGAGCGCAAATTGAAGCAGTGCTTGCAAACCGTGGCGCGAAATAAGCGGGGCAACTCAGTCACACTTAAAGGTGGATTATGGGTGGACCAAATCCGTCAGCAGCAAACGTAGGAAATATCCTTACCGCGAACGCAATCGTGTTCGACAAGGAATTGGTGCCGAACCTCAAGGGCGAAACGAACGCGTTTATCGACGCGGCGGAGCGCAAGGTTCAACCGATGAACGCTGGTATCAACCGCCAGTTGTTCCAGTACAACACTCTATTGGGTGATACCACTCAGCAGGGTGACGGTGTGATCGGCAACCCAGAATTTGTGGGCCAGATCAGCGCACCTGCACAGCTTGGTGAGTGGAACAACTACACCAACTTCAGCGCATTCGTTATCGCATCGTCGCTTGACGACGTTGTCGGCAACACTGCCGTTGAGCTTGGCTACCAGGCAGGGCAGAGCATCTCTGAGCTATACAGCGCAGTTGCTGATAGCGCAGGCGGTTCGACGATTGACTCTCAGGTCAACCAGAGCAGCTTGTTGGTGTCTCCGTACACCATCGACCTAGCGACAATCCGTACGATGAAGCAGCAGCTTGTTTCAAAGAACGTGTTGCCAGCAAAGGGCGGCAAG